CCGGCTTCAGCCGGTTAACCACGACTGCTCGGAGGTCAACGTATGGGCGCTGCTCAACGTTTTCGTGGCCGTTCTGGCTACGACCATGGTTGTTTTATTACCCACATTCTACGAGATCTTCGGCCCTACTTGCGGGGGTTCGCCGACATTCTGTTGGCGGACACTTCAGACCCGCGAGAGTTCCGAGAAACTGTAGACCGTCTAGAGGCGTATGCAGAGCACTGCCTCGTTGATGACATCCCCCTCCGCGCAGCGATTTGTCAGATCGCTGCCACAGTGTCCAAGCTCCCCACCTGGGGTGCTGAAGACGATAGCTATCGGAAGCGTAAAGCAACCGTTAAGTTTCTGTGGGCGGAGCGACGCTGTCGGCGAACGAATAAGAAGCTTCGCTTCTATGCTCGTTTTCCCGACCGCATACCGCGAACGGTACGGCTCGTCCTGAACCGTGCCATCGACATCGTACACAGGACCTTAGGTCCGTGCGATCTCGACTGGGGAGACTGTGGGTTCGGCCCAGGCGTTACCTTCGCCTCGGGGCGCACGCGGCACCAGAAACTTGGTGACCAAACGTGCACCCCGGGGTGTTGGAGCTTGGCAAAGGAAGCCCTTAAGACTTGGCCGACTTGGCTGAGTTTCCTCCAGAACTCAGGCGCGAAGCTGCGCTTGATCAAGGGGGATCGGATAAGCTTCGTTCCGAAGTCCGCTGGTACGTTCCGTACCATCGGGGTCCAATCCAGTTTGCAGGTCTTCGTGCAGAAAAGCATGGAGACCGCACTGACCGAGCGCTTGCGCTTGGTTGGTGTTGACCTGTCCAACCAGGACAGAAATCGCAACCTGTTGGGCCGATGGGAGGAGATTGCGACCATCGACCAGACATCCGCAAGTGATTGCGGTGCGCTGGAGATGTACCGTATGTTTCTCCCATCAGACTGGTTTGCGGCAGTTTTCGCCGCTTCTAGTCGCTTCTATACCTTTAAGGTTGAGGACGATGAAGCTGATACCGTCTGGCATGCATATGAGAAGCTGTCTGCCATGGGGAACTGTACTACATTCCCTTTGGAGACTCTCATATTCTGGTCCGTCGCGAAAGCGACGACAGAATTTGCCGGCGGTGACCAACAGCTGGTCCGTGCGTACGGGGACGATATCATTGTGCCGCAGCACGCGGCACTGCTAACCATCGAGGTGCTTACCTGGCTGGGCTTTATGCCCAACAGGGAAAAGACTTTCGTGGTCGGCCCTTTCCGTGAAACTTGCGGGAAGGACACCCTCTGGGGTGTTGATATCAGGCCTGTTTTCGTTCGGAAAGAACCCACTAACGACACTGATGTGTACGGCCTTTTCAACCGGCTTTTGAGTAACCGGTTTGGCTTCGACTTCAGTCACTCGCTAAAGTACCTCCACTCTCTTGTCGCTAAGCCGTTTTACGGCCCAGCGTTCTACTCTGCATCGACGAATGACCTAGTCTACGTCGGCGCCGAGCTCTTGTCTGATTGGTATGCAGGCAAGAGTGAGCATGTGGACGGTTTCTTCTGGTCTCCCACACCTTATATGGATCCAGTTGTCATCACGCACGGCTTGACACCCGTGCGCTGGTGGCGTTTGGATTTCCTGGGTCTTCGTCAAAAACGAAAGTCCTCGGGGTGGGAAGACCTCGACTACCTGGCATTCCTTTCAGGTATTCGTGGTGGGCTCGAAGATCGCGGCACAGTTGTCGCCAAATGCACGCGCCCCCTTGTGGGGCATTGGCACGTTGGTGATCTCAACTACCCAGATCTCTATCCGAAAACTCGCCCGACAACCATCCGCGTCATGCGGTGGGTGGCAGGAGAGGTGATTGGAGCTACCTAGGCGTCCGCCTAAAT